TCATGCCTTCGCCATCAGTTCCTTCTCGCTCAGGATCATGCCGAGCGGGATCGTGACGTCGCCATCGCAGTGATCGGCAACGATCGAACCGACTAAAGTAAGGTGCGTCCTGGTGCGCTTGACCAGCCAGCCGACGGATCTGACGCGCATCGGCTTCTGCGCGGTGATCTTCTTCAGCGGCTTCCAGCCAGAATCGTCTGAGCAGGCGTCGAGCCAAGTGACAAGCAGCAGTCTCACGAGGCGCACCGCTTGTCGCGCACCGCGTCGAAGCTCGATAGCCATTGAAACAGACTAAACCAGGTCGACGGGTCCGCCTTGGCGGCAGCCCGCTGCTGATCGGTCGTGTGGTAGCGAGTGGTCTCAGTGCACAGGAGATCCACCGCGACCGTCACCGGCGGCTTCTCTGCACAGCTAACGAGTGGAATCGATGACAACGTCAGGAGCAGCAGTGCGGACTTTTTCATCGGCGACGTCCTTGTCCTTCCTGGCCTTCTCTATTTCGAGATTGGTCGTGTGCTCGACGGCGGTGGTGACGTCGGCGGCGCCGGCTGTCTCGCCCTTGTGAAAGATCACGCCGACGGCGAGGGCCGCTGCCAGCGCGGCTGCCGCGCACCAGACGATCGGCGATCTCAGAAGCGCGAGAAGGCTCATGGTGCAACTCCTGCCAAGGTCAGTCCTCGCTCGATCTCCTCGCCATCGTAGGGCATGCCGGCGCATTCGACGTTGATGATGCCGTTCACGACAGCACACACGATGCGGCGATCATGTATGTCGACCTCGGCATCGGAAGCGGTGCCGACAGAAGCGGCCACGCGCGCGATGTAGCCTGCGGTGTTGTTCTCGTTGGGCGGCGCCCAGCGGTTGATGTAGTCGCGGACCGTGCGACAGCCGAGCCGGTCATGATAGGCCCAGAGATTGTGGACCATGGCCCGGATGCCATGCGGGGCATCGACGAACACACAGAAGCGACCGTGCTGGAGTTCGCTGCGCTGGACCTCGTTGGCGCAACGCGCCGGCTCGCGGATCTCGCCGTTCCACGGCGGCTCGCCTCGGTCCATGTTGCCAGGGTTGTTGTTCAGGAAGCCGCGCGTCTGCCTAGGGTCCATGTTGCCTCCACCACCTCCGCACCTGATGGCGGAGCAGGAAATAAGCGGCGATGAGCGAGCAGATCGCGACGAACTGCCAGATATGCGCGCTCATGAGCCACCGCGATTCCACCAGGCGCCCCACCACGCCTTGAAAGTCCCGATCGGATCGCCGCGAAACGCCGCAGCGAGGGCCAACAGCCCGCCGATCACATCCATGCCGACCACCGCCGTCAGAACTCCGACCGCGATGGTGGCCTTTGGTCCTAGGTTCAATAGCTCGGCAATCGCCGCCCCGAGATAGACCGCCAGCCCGAAGGCCGATATGAACGACACGACCTTCTGCTTTGGGGTCTGGCTCTTAGCGTAGCTCAGCCCCAGCATCGCCCCGAAAGCAGCCGGCAAATAGTCGGCCACGTCAGACCAAGAGAGGCGATCGAACATCTAGGGTAGGCCTCGCACCTTCCGCCGCATGGCTCAGGTGAACTGGCCCATGGCCATAACGCTCACCGCAGCGCCTGTGGTGACTTTCCAGGCTCCGCCGGTGCTCTTGGCACCGATCGCTACCTTGAACGGCATCAAGCTCGAGACCGAAGAGGCACCGCCGACAAACACGATGATCGCCGAGCCGCCACCATCGGCGATGCTCACCGTACCCGGGCTCGTTGAGGCGGGCACGATCGTGAGATGGCTGAGGTAGTCTCCAATGCCCCCTCCGCCAGGTCCGAGCGCCGCGTTGCTCTGCGAGGCGGCGACGGCTTGGTACTGCGTCGAGTTGATGAAGATCGGGTAGTATGTCGTCATAGGTTGCTCCTGCTACCAGCCGCGACTGGCAAAGAATCGATGCCGCCAGGCGGTGTTCGTGATGATGGAAAGGGCCCCGGTGCCCTTATTGAGCGCAATCCACACGGCGAGGTTGGAGGCTATGCCTAGGGTCTGCATTGCAAGCCGGTTGGCTGTGACAGCCGCCGCCGCCAGCACGTTGCTCGGATTGGTGTAAAGCTCCGCGGCATGGATCTGGTCGCCGACCGTGTAGCCGTTCTCGGCACTCGTATTCTCGATCACCCAGTCGACGAGGCGCGGCGCGATACCGATGTTGTGGATCGCCGTCACGACAGCGCCGGAGGCCGGCAACGTCGCCGTCCAGGGGCCCTCGAAGCGGCCATTGTAGGCGTAAGGCGTGGCGCCGGTGATATTGCCGCCCGATGCCGTGACTTCACCGAAGAAGACGATGTTGGCTTGGGGCGCGGTCGTGCCGTTACCCATGTAGCCGCGCATCTCGGCAATGTTGAAAGTGAACTGGCCACTAGTCGTGCTCGGCACGCCGCCCCACTGGTAGATCGGTGCCAGCGTGGTGGTGTTGGGCGTCATGACGCCGGTGGCGCCGATCGTGGCATAGGCATAGACGGTCGAGCCATTGGTCGCCGTCCACGACAGGTTCGACGTCGTGTAGCCCGGCACATTGACCGGCCGGCCATCGGTGCTGAAGCCGTTGGCAGCGGACGCGACCAGTGGATAGGTGCCGCTGAGGTTCTGTGTGGTCAGCGTGAGGCCCGAAATTGAGGCGGGCCAGAATGCCGGCAAGCCGCTGTTGTCGACCGGGCCGCAGGTCACAGTTTGGCGGACGCCGTTGCCCAGAGCGACTGCCGTCGCTGTAGCGATCGTCGTCTGCACGAAAGCGGTGGTGGCCGTGTCGGTCCCCGAATCGCCCGCAGCGCGCGTCGGCGCTTTGAGGCGGCCGGAAGTAAAGTCGTTCGTTCCCGAGAAGGTGTTGTTGCCGGAGGCAGCATTGTTGCCCGAAAGGAAGAACGCACCGAGCGCCGTGCACGCCGCTGAAGCCGATGTTGCTTGCTGCAGGAAGTTGTTGAACAACCAGGTTGCCACGCCCGCGAGTGAGGCGACCAATGTGGCGGCGTAGGGCTGGCCGCTGGCGTCGAAGGCCAGCACCGAATTGGCGCGTTGGGTGGCCGTCGGCAGCTTATTCAGGGCGATGCCGTCCGTGGGCGGGATCTGCAAACTGCGCGCGGCCTGATCGACGAATCCCTGAACGATGGTGACGATGCGGTCGAGCGCCCGCTCGATCACCTGCGGCCACAACGCGCCCTGGTTGGAAAGCGTGGTCGGCTGTGTGCCGGCCACGACACGCTGGATGGTGAAGGTAGTACCGACCGCGATGGGGCTGCCCGGGTTGTAGGTGACAGTGCCGCCGCCCGGCCAGCCTGGCGCGGGAATCGCGGGCGCGTTGATCTGATAGCCGGCGGGCGCAGGTCCCGGGCTGATCACCGTCGCATTGCCAGCGCTGTCGGTATAGGTGACGACCAGGTCGGCCTGGTCGCTGACATAGAACGCGAAGTCGAACGACGACTTGGTGCCGTCACCGCTATAGACGACTCGGGAAGATGTACTCGATATGGCCATACGCTACGCGACCTCTGGAGACTGTTATAACCCCGCGACCCCGATTCCACCTATTATGGTCATTAGAAGTCCGAGAGCCGGGAAGGCATTTCCATCGCTGAGGCTATCGCATGGGCTTCCTCGAAGGCGTGCCTGGGCTTCTTCGAAGGCGTGGAGGCGTCGGCCCGAGCGAACTCCACGGGCACGACCGCGGGCGGTGGCGGCTCAGTGGGCGGGCAGCCAATCGGGCCTGAAAAACTCGGCGGCATCTACAAAGCCCTTTTGGCGCCGCCGAGCAGCGAGGAGCCGATGCTGAACGGCAGGTTCGCCATGGTGTTGGCGGCGTCCGTGGCAAAGCGGTTGGCCTGGCCGCCATAGCCTGTGGCCTGCACCTCGTAGCCGTGCGCCTGCTGCTGGGCGTTGTTGTAAATCGTCAACGCATCGCTCTCGCCGGCGCGCGCGGTGTCGTTCACGATGTCGAGCGGCGAGCCGGTGTTCACGTCGCCGCCTTGGGCAGCGAGCTCGGCGCGTTGACTGCCTATGAGCTGTGCGGTCTTGAGCCGCTGGCGGTCCTCCCGCGCTAGGCCCTGCTGCAGCGCGTACTGCGCGTTCTGCTCGGCAACCTGCTGGTTCATCCGCGCGATCTGCGCCTGGTAGTTGGCTGTCCCGGCCTGCTGCTGCGCCTGCTGGGACTGCCCAACAGCCGATAAGATTGTGCTGCCCGCCGTGGCAGCAAGGGCAGTTGCGGCAGCTACGCCTGACATGTGGGTTCCTTCCGCGAGACCAATTGCTCAAATTCATCGGTGAACTGGCGTTCAGCCTGGTCGACGCTCGCCGCATCGCTGGCAAAAAGCATAGTCAGGCGCAGGTCGCTCTCAGCGACGAAGACCTGCCTGCGTCCTGCCGCTGCAGGCACCACGTTGTAACCTTCGAGCCGCACCGAGGCGCCGCCGATATAGACCAGGGCCTCACCCTGGACGATTAGCAGAGTCGGTATCTTGATCAGCACGCCAGTGATGACCACCCCTGCGGGCACGAACACCGTGCGGGCATACAGGCCGGCGTGGAGGACGTGCTGCGTGCGAATCGGAACCTGCGGCAGCTCGGCCATCGCGGCAGTGAGTTGGCGCACGTTGTCGATCGCCGCCTCGTCCATGGCGGGAATCATCGGATGCCGAACGGTTACGTCAGCCATCGCCTAGTCTCTTGAAGAAGATGCGGTTGGTCTCGGCGTAGCCGATGCGCGGCAGGACGTAGAACAGATCGCCCTCGAACGGCGCGCTCACCAGCAACCCAGGTGAGCCGAGTTCACGAGCCTTGCGCTCGGCCGCGCGTAGCAACCGCAGCCCGGCGCCGGTCTTGCGATGTGCCCGGCCGACAAAGAAGCTCTCAGTGACGGCGACCATGGCGCTGTAATGCGGCATCGGTGCCTTCAGCACGGTGATAAAGCCGATCAACTCGCCGTCCTTGTAGGCGGCGATGGGATGCAGGAGACCGTTGTCCTCGAGTTGCCGGTAGGTCTCGGCCCTGGCCGCCGGCGCCGGCATACCATCGATCGCACATTCGGCACCGTACTCGGTCAGAAGCGCCCAGATATTCGGTGCGGCTTCGAGGTCGGCGATGGTAGCGGGAACGATTTCAATCACCGACCGAGACCTCCGGCACAATGGCGAGGATGGTCACCGGCAACGGATAACTCTGCCGGATGAACAGCCGTCCGCCGCGGTTCCATTCGGTCGGGATGGTGACCTGCCAGTCGCCGCTGAATGGCTGCATCGGAAAGCCCAATGTCTCCGACGAACGCTGCTTGATCTCGATCAGCGCCGGCACACCGCCGGCCGAGCCAATGGCCACCTCCTGCTCGATGCCGATCTGGATGCCGCGGGCATCCTTCACCCGCACGGTCGCCTGCGCGATCTTCTTCGGCCGGCCCTGCACCGTGCCGCTCTGGCTCGGGAGCTCGAGATCGAGGGTCGCCAGGTCCGCGGTATAGGACAGACCGACGGTGACCTTGCTGTAGCTGCCATCGAGCGTGATGGCAGCGCCACTTACCACCTGGCTGGGCACCACCGAGCCGTCGGCTAGGATCGCTACCGTCTTGCCCTCGAGGTGATCGAGGCCGGAGACCGTCATTACCGGCGCGCCGCTGTACTGCAGGCCGCAATCGACGAACCAGGCGTCGGCGATGGTGACAAACACCCGGTCGACCATGCGCTCGACGTAGCGCTTGGTCTGTCCGTTTATGGTGCGGTTGACGATCAGGTAGACGGCGTCGATATAGCCGCCGGCGCCGTCGGGCTCCGGTATCGTGCAGACGCTCTCAACTTTGCCGTCGGTGACGTGTCGGTGCCAGGCGAAGACCTGGTGCTCGGGCATCCAGGTGAAGCCCAGCATGGCGCCGTCGGAGCGCACGGACCACACGACGCGGAACGGCTCCTCGGCGAACGCCCATTCCTGAATCTGGTACTGCGCGCCAGTGTCGTAGAGCAGGTGCTGGGAAAGCACGCTCATGTCGGAGCTCTGGTACTGGTCCTGCAGCACGTCAAATTCGAGCGCCCGCACGCGGCTGCCGCGCTCCTGCACGAACAGCAGGTCCTTGCCGCTCCAGATCGGCGGCACATGGCTCGTGCCGTAGGTGCTCTGCAGCAGCGTCATGCAGGAGCCCGGCGTCAGGGCATTGGCCGAGGGGCCGGGCCAGCAGCGCCATTCGGCACCCGACGTCATGACCAGCATGTTGGTGCCGGCCGGCACGAGGTGGCGGACTTCATTGACTTTCAGGCCCGTCAAAGCCCGCGTGATGGCATCGTCGTCTTTCGTCGGGCTGCTGACGCTCATGTTATTGAAGGCGCCCACCACCGAGAACCACAGCGTCTGCGGCAACGCCAGGGTCGCGGCGTAGACTTGGCGTTGCTGATAGTACGTCGAGCACTGCGGGAAGGTCGTCGGATCCGACGTGATGGTTGGCGCCAGCACGGCGCCGCTGCCATTGCCGTCGAACACCTGGACGTAGGGCGCCACGAAATACCAGTGGTAGCCGGCGCCCGGGTTGGCCACCGTGCAACCGACGATCGCGCCTGCCGACACCGAGAGCGAGAGCGCCACGCCGCCACCACCCTCGGGCGCGATTACAATCGCATAGGCACCGGCATGGTATCCCGAGCCGCCGGCAAGCACAGTGACGCTGTCGACATGGTAGGTCGCCGGCGCATCGGGATCGGGATTGAAATCACCCGCCCAATTGAGCTGGAGGGCCGCGCCGCTGCCGCCGCCGTCCGACACCTGCAGCCTCGTGTTCAGGCTGTAGTTGCGGCCCGGCGTGTTCACATCGACCGAGGTGATGGCGCCACCCGAGACGTGCGCCGTGAAGGTGGCACCAGAGCCGGATTGGTCGACGGCAATCACGTTGGGCGAGCTGTAGCCCGACCCGCCGTTCTTGACGGCGACCGCCGTGATCGTCCCCAACCCGAAGGGATTGCGCGCCTGTGGCGGCGTATTGCCGACGTCGGGATTGAGATTGCTGTCGGTCCAGCTATTGGTGTTGACCTGGGCGACGAAGCCGTAGATGGAGCCTTTCGCCTTATAGATATTGTAGTTCGTGCAGCCGGCGACCGCTGTCCAGTTGAAGGATGAACCGGAGCCCGAGGCCGCGCTCGGAAGGCTCTCCTCGCCGTTACCGTCGTTGATGGCCGTCACCACGATGACCGATCCCGTTCCAGACGTGACCGTCAGATTCTGTGGCGCCGGCGTGACGGGCGCGAAGGTGATCGCCGTGAGCTGCCACGCCGCATGGCCGGTGCGAGTGAGCTTGCGCGGCGCGTACTTGGAATGGGTGAGCGTCATGGTGTCGGCGCTCTGCACATACTTCAGTGTCGGCAAGTCGGTGAGCGCGTAGGGCGTGGCCATCGTAAAACGCACGCCCGATCCAGGGCTGGTCTCGACGAAGCCCCAGGTGGTCCCATTGAACATCACCACCTGCATGGTGAAGTCGCCGAACACCAGCGCGTAGTTCTGCCCGGCCGGGCTCGCGCGGAAGCAGAACGGGATCAGCCGGTGACGCTTGCTCGAATCGTCGACCTCGCCGACGAAGCGGGTACCCGGCCGATTGCTGGCGCCGCCATGTGGATGAACGAGGAAATTGAGCATCGTACGCGCACCGATGTGGAACTTCGCGAGGTCGACGCGGCCGTATAGGAACGGGGACAGCTCGCCGGCGGCGAACGACGGCTGAATCAGGTTGGTGGTCATCGACCGACCGCCTGGCAGGCCTGGCCGATCTCCAGCGTGCCGTCGTCGTAGCCGCGCGCGGTGAGGCTCTCCGGCAGGTAGGAGCGGTTGAGGCCTGAACCTTCGTTGGCCATCACAGCGGCAGCGTCACGGAGCGCGGCCTGGCGCATCTGCGCGAGCCGCACCAGACGATCCTCCTTGCCCGTGAGCTCAACACAGACGCGGAGAGCAAGATCGTATGTGAAGGCATCGGTAAAGCCTGCGTCCCAGCGCGCAGGGTCGATCACGCGCGCGGTATAGATCGCGCTGAGCGGACTGGCGTTGGTCAGGATTACGTTGATGTAGGCGCCGCTCGAATCCTTGTCGGCCGCGACCTCGCAAAATGTCTCCGGCAGCAGCAGGAGCGGCGTGTCGTTCAGTCGCCGCACGCGCAGGCAGTCGACCGGCAGCGCATACTTGTAGGCCCACCGCGCCGGCGGGTTCTGCAGCTGGCCGAGCTGGCCGGTAATGCGGGCGAAGTTCCAGTCGAAGACGCGCAGCAGGCTGTCGCGCGCCAGCGCAAAGTGCGTCGCGCAGGCGGTCGCCTCTGCCGAACCTTCGTCGAGGCTCGCAATCTTGCTGCGTGTGCCGCAATGGGAGATGGCGGCGTTACAGATGTCGCTGATCGAGGCCATACGCTACTCCGGCCAAAAGAAGGATCGGAGGAGGACGGTCGCCCTCCTCCGTTGCGGTCAACATGCCTTAGGCCGCGTAGGCCCGGGCGTAGGCCGGCTGCAGGTCGAGCGACGGCACCAGGGAGGCCTTCAGTACGCCACCCGTCATGACCGCCGTGGCGATCACGTAGTTGAGGCGGATGAAGCGCAGCGTGCCGCCCGGCACCTCGCCCGGCAGGAACTTGTAGCCCTGCACGAGCGACGCCACCGGAATGGCATCGGACTGGGCCAGCGTCGACCACGCGCCCGGCAAGCCCGAGCCGTTGTCGGGCGCAGTCTGGAACTGCACCTGCAGGGTCGCCGAACCACCCGATGTGAAGGCGGTCGCGACCTGGCAGAGCAGCATCAGCTGGTCGGTCACCGCACCGCCGATGTCTCGCGCGATGCCGAGATCGATGATGTTGGTCGAAACTGTGCTGCCCAGCGCAGTCGGGTTGTCGCCAGTGTCGGCCGAGAACTGGTTCTGTTTGTCCAAAAGCATGATGTTTCTCCGAAGGTTTCGGCCTGGGTCAGACGACCCTTGCCTCCGTGTTGGTGATCTGGTCGCAGATGCGGATCGGGACGCCACGGAAGGCCGTATAGGGCTTCGAATCGCGAGTCTCGATCGTTAGGAAGTTGTTGGTCTTCGCCATCGCCTGGGTGTCGAAGGCGGTGCGCACCGTGCGATTGCAGTAGAACGAGAAGTTGACCTGGCCCGGCTTGGTCGCCGTGCCGCCGGCAGCGCCCGGCGGCGGCGAACTGCCCGCCGCGCTGATGAACGGCACCTTGTTGACCGCCGTGATCAGGAAGTTGATCAGGTTCGACGTGGTGACCGCGCCCGCCGTGACGTTGATGTTGGCCACCCGGACCACGAAGCGCCAATCGCGCACCGAGAGGCCGCAGTCCCACTTAAAGTGGGTACGGTAGCCCTGGTAGACGTTGTTGTTGGCATCGTAGAGCGGGACCTCGCCGAGGTCGCGCACCTGCAGGCCGGCCTTGCTGCCCTTGGGGAACAGGCCGTGCACCGTATTCTGGCCCCAACCGACCAGCCAGATCGAGCTGTTGGTCGAACCCGAGCCGCCTGCGTCGATGACGTTGTTGGCAGTCGTGCTGTTGGCGGCGTTGACCGTGTTGAAGCGCGGCCCCAGCCCGACGAACCGTTCGGGAGTCGACGTCGTGTTGCCGTAGAGCACGGTCTGCTGCATGCCCTGGTTCATCGCCTCAATGAAGGCCATGTCCTCGCCGAGCCGGAACTCGGCAGTGTTGCCGTTGAGGTCGGCCAGCGCCTTGTCGATGTCCGAATAGGACTCGAGCATGCCGGTGGCGTCGCGCACCTGGGCAGTGTTGCTCTTGGACTTCTGGACGCCGTAGTTCAACAGGCGCCAAGTGGCGACGGGCAGGCCGGTGCGCACTGTGGTCTTGTGGCCGGCGCCGTCGTTGCATTGCATCCACAGCATGTCGGTCAGCATCTCGTTGGTCTGGCCGAGCAGTTCGATGACCGCGGCGGGAGTCCCGCCGGGATCCAGACGCGTGGCCCACTCCGCGAGGGTCAGCGCCGAAGACGAAAGGGTTGCCATTTACGCTACTCCTGAAGGTTCCTAGTCGACGCTGCCCTTGGGCTGAGCGCCGTAGATGACTTCGGCCGGCGATCGCGGAGCGACCGGCGGGGCACCATTGCCCGGCCGGAACCTGTCCTCGGCGATCAGCTGTCCGATGCGGGCGAACGCCTTCACAATGGCGGGGTTGTTGCCCGCGCCTGTGAGGTCGAGCGCCTCGCGAAGTCCCGGAATGGCAAGGCGATCGATCGCGTGGGTGGCCGAGGCGATCGTTGCCTGCAGCCTCTCGCCGCCGATGTCGGGATCTGCCTTGATCTCCGAGACCCATTTGTTCTGCAGGTCGACGAAGGCGCGCAGGCCCGACGCGGCCTGGGCTTTCTCGCGCGACACTGCGAGATCGATGAACTTCTGCGCCTGCTCCTGACTGAGGCCGGAGTCGGCGAACAGTGTTGAGGCTGCCTTGAGCGAATCGCTATCGACCGTAGCGCCTTCAGGCAGTTTGAAGTCGCTGTAGGTCGGACGCGCCGGCGCTTCGGAGCCGAGCAACGAGCTCTCGACCGCGGGCGCGGCCGGCGCAGGCGCTTCTGCCACGCTCGGAGCGGGCGGCGGGGTTTCAGGACTCGGTGTCGGCTCGGTCATCTTTGTCTCCGTCAGATTTTTTTTGCCGAGCGGTCGCCTCGGCTTGCATCGTCACGAACTGGTGCGGCGTGAGCCGCTGGATGTCGGCCAAGTACTTCAGCCCGACATTGCGCGCGCCTTCGTTGAACAGGAGCCGCGCGGTATCGATCAGGCCGCCGCGGAACACGCCGGTCTTGTCCAGCAGCTCCCACATCAGAAGGCGACCCTTACGATCGCCCATCAACCAACGAAAAGCTTCGTCGCGTTGGCGCGCCTTGGTCCGAGCGTCACGGGCGATCACCTGCTCCTTGTGCTGGTTGCCGAGCGGTCCTGCCTCGACGAGGTCGCTCATTTTTCGTCCTTCCGTTCTTTGGCCTCACGCTCGGAAAGCCTCTGGAATTCCCGCGCCAGCGGAATCAGCCAGCCGAGATCGCCCGGCGTGGCGAGGATCTGGCGGGCGAGCTCGTGGGCCAGTTCACGGTCGGTCATCAGTTTCTCCCGAGCGCCAACTGCACAGCATTGACGCCGCCGCCGACATCGATCTGGCTGGCATTCTTTGCTGTGTTGGAAAGCCGTTCGGCATTGGCCAGCGCCGCCTCTTGGGCCTGTGCCTGGGCGCGCGCGGCACGGAGCTTGAGCGCTCGCGGCAGATCGACGGTAACGCTGGACGGCACGCCAGTCATGTCGGCGTAGGCATCCATGGTGCCGTCGGCATTGAGACGGTCCATCGCCTCGGGCTTGGCGGCTGCGATCTGCATGCCGAACTGCCAGAAGCGCTCGATCGCCCCAGTCGCCACCGCCTTCTGCGCCTGGGCCAGCATCGAGATGAACTCGATGGTGAGTTGCTCGCGCCGTACGCTCCGCGGCGCGGGCGGGACCATGCCGTGGCGCGTCATGATATTGAACACGCGCTTGACTAGCGGATTGAGCAGCTCGTCGTGCAGGCGCTCAAGCACCGGTCCGAGCATCAACATCTTTTCCTCGTGGCGCTCGTCGACCTCGCGCGCGGTGATCTCGCGGCGGTCGCTCTCGGCCATCATCAGGAACAAGTTGGCGTAGAAGGCGTCCTTGATCCGCTGCTGGGTCTCGGCGATGTCGGCGCCGAGGTGGCTCACGTCGATGCGCACGTCGATCGCGGATCGGAAGGCCTTGCCGCTGGGATCGCTGGTATAGGTGATGCCGCCAGGCAAGAGGCTCGCCGGCTCATTGCGCAACTCGGGCGGCCCGACCATCGGCGGTTTGTGCATCTTCTGAATGGCCTGCAGCTTGTCGCGCTGCTGGATTTGCAGCTGCTGGGCATCGCCAAGCGCCACCCAACCCGGGCCAGAACCCCAGCTATCGGTGCCGACGACGTCCCAGCGCGGCACCATGCATGGAAACTCCTCAAAGCCCGAAACCTTGAGCAGAGTGCGCTCGCCCTGCTGGCCGCGCTCGAACCACACAGATCGGAAGGGCAGCTGGCTGGCGAGCCTGCCTCCCCACGGCAGGGCGGCATCGCGCGGCAGGCGCGCGTGGAATGCCGACGCGTTCGGGTTGGGCTCGACGGCGTGAACGATCTCGTATTCGAGATCGAGCAGGCCTGCATCGTAGCTCGAGCGGATGCCGGCGGAGACGGCGTCGCGGCCGAAGGTGTCGATGATCTGCCGCACCGTCCACCACATCGAACGGTAGAGCGTGTCGATCGCCAGCCGGTGCGAACTCGCCAGCCAGTATTCGCCGACGGTGAGCGTGTAACCGCGCACCACGGTGTCCTCGTCCTCGTCGACCCACAGTGCGCCGGTGCCGAAAACCCCGAGTTCGCCATAGAGCGTGTGCAGGCAGTTGTAGAGATTGGAGCGCGCGAACACCTCGAGCATCAGGCGCTGCACCTCGTCGAGCCATGCGCGCACGCCAGGCTGGCCATTCAGCGCATCGACGGCGAGCCGCAGCCGGAACCATGGGCGGGCCGGTGAGCTGATGCCGGCCATCATGCCGCTCGCCATGGTACGCGCCGCCAAGAGTGGCGTGTTGTCGATGATGCGGCGATCCTTGCGGGCGCCGCGCCGACTGTCATTGGCGCCGGTCAGAAAGCGCCCACGCCGCGGCGCGAACTGGCTGGAAAGATCCTGCCAGGTCGCGAAGAACGAGGAGCGCTCGCGATCGAGGAGCGAGAGCCGGGTGAGGAAATAGCTCCTCAGCCACGGATTAGTGAGGTCTTTCAGCGAGGCTGTCTGTGCCGCCACGTCGGTACTCGTACTCTACAGAGGCCGATACTCTGGCCCCTTTGGTTGACGCGGCGGCACAGCGCCTCCGCGCGAAAAAAGTCGTTATTGGCCGAGCAAGGTCTTGCCCTGAACGCCTGCGGTGCCGCCCACTCCCTGGCCGCCCGTCAGCAGCGTGCCGCCATAGCCGCCGGCTGCCGCGTAGCGCGCCTTGGTCTCGGCCGCCGCCCTCTCCGCTGCTGGGTCGACCGGCGTGGGTGGTGGGGGCGGCGGCGCTGGTAGCTGCAGCGGCGGCACGTAGGCGGGTTGTGGAGGCGAGAAGATTCCCATGGACGCGGATAATACTCCCGTGGGCCCTCAACCACCTATTATGGTCATTAGAAGTCCAACCGGACGCTCACTTCCATTCCCGCGAGTTCCCGCATTTGTGTGCGAATTACCACTGAACCCTTCTTATTGGGCGCCCAGTGTTGCGTCGTGGGGTGCCCCGTTGGGGCACTAGTGGAGGGGTCCATGATTACCCTGATCGACGTCATCGTCCTGCTGCTCGCCTATGCGGGTCTGAGTCTGGGTTGCGCAGCCCTGATGTGGGTGCTGCGCGCGTTGCCTCAACGCGACATCCAGCAAGTCGCGCAGACCAAATGGAAGTGATCGCAAGGGAGGTTCCCATGCTGACACTGATTTCGAGACTGGGTTTGCTTTCCGGCGTGCTGTGGCTGATGGCCGTTGCGCCGAGCGCGATGGCCGCCGGCAGCCCGCCCTGACCTGAGCCTACCGGGTCGCGGGGGTTTCCGCCCGCCGGCCCTTCTTCACAGGAGTCCTGCTATGAAGAGCCAAAGCTGGGTTCTCCTAGCGTGCGTGGTTGCGTCCGCGGCCATCGCGAGCTCGGCCCGCGCCGACGATCTCGCGATCTGCCGCGCCGGCAAGGGTGATGGTGATGCGGTCGTGAAGGCCTGCAGCGCCGCGATCGCCGCCGGTACTCTCAAGGGCGAGGCACTGGCCGAGGTCCATCTCAGCCGCGGCCTTGCCCGTCCTGACAACAAGTCGGCGATCGCCGACTACGACGAGGCAATCAAGCTCGCGCCTGGCCTTGCCGCTGCCTATGTCGATCGCGGTGTCGCGTTCCACGACATGGGCCAATACGAGCGCGCGGTGAAAGATTTCATC